CATCAATACGAGCTTGATTGGCTGCAGCACGATCCGCAGAACCTTGCAACGAAGCAAGAACCTTATCTGGTGAACCATATTTGGTTACAACAGCCAAGATTTGCTCTTGTGTTGCATCAGGGCCAAGTTTAGACAACTCTTCACGCAGTTGCTCTTCTTGTTTAATTGACAATTGAGTCTTAGCGGCTGTAGCCAAAGAAGACTGTTGAGCCGCCTGACGCTGTTGAGCAAGAGCCATCTCACTTTGCGCTTGACGAGCAAGTTGAGCTAAAGCAGAAGCGCCTTGCATATCGCCCATTTGGGACAACATTTGAGCGCCTTTTAAGATTGACTCAGGATTGCTTTGGTCGATTTGCTTAGAAATTGACTGTCTTGCACTAATTAACTGAAGTTGTGGGTCTTGAACGCCCATAGCGCCACCAATGGCAGTACCAAGACCTTTAGCACCCGCATAGGTCATTGCCGCACCACGAGCCGCAGGATTTAAGTTGGCAAGGGCAATACCCTCATTCATTGCGCCAACTCGTTGTTGCTCACCATACATTTCGGGGCTTAGACCGAAGAGGCTTCCAATCATACTTTCTGCCATGATAATTCCTTAAGAGAATAGGGTGCTTTGAGAAATTAGTGATGGATTTATTGCGCCATAAGTTCCACCAATTTGACCTGCACCAGATGCGTTTACGCTTTTAACCCAGTTTTCATAATCAGCAGGCAAAGCACGATTTCCCATAGAAGATGAAGAAGAACTAGAGTTAGAGCTACCAAAAACAGATGGAAGCACCGCCAATCCATCACTTATTAATCCACCAACTGCTGTGCCAAAAGAATTAGAACCACCCAATCCAGACAACAATGAAGCATAAGGATTATTGGTTGCCGCCTCACCAGTAGCCAAAGCAGTACTTAGTCCAGCACCCTTCAAACCAAGTTGACCAACATTAGCACCTGCTTGTGCGGCAGTTTGACCCAATCCAACACCCATCGTAAAGGGTTGTTGAGCAGCAGTCTCCAAGGCTTGTACTTGTCCCAAAGCAGTTGTATAAGGCGCATAAGCGGCTTGTTGACCTGCGTAGTACTGACCAAGTGTTCCAGCGCCTTGACCCAAGAGTCCCGCACCAAATTGGACTTGTTGTTGACCAGCTTGTTGAGCTTGAGCAGCCAATTGAGCCTCTTGCATTGCACGAGCGTTATACAAGGCTTGTAACTCAGGAGTAGTAGCACCCAAAGTACCACCTTGAGCAACAGAAAGACCTGCACGACCCTGTTGTTGCAGTTTATTCTGAAGGTTTGCCAACTCCAACTCACGACCAGGCTGCAACAAAGCCAATTGTTGATTCATGTAGTTCTGAGCAACTTGTTCAGGAGTCTGTGCCAAGTACTGATTACCCAAACCAAAGAGTCGTTGTGCGCCTGCCTGCAAAGGAGCAAACTGTTGTTGAGCTTGTTCTGCTTGAGTTAAACCTTGACCTGCCAAGTTAACCAATCGGTCTTGAGCCGCTTTAGCTTCAGGGCTTAGTGTGTAGCCTGCGCTAGTGATCTGACCTGTTACAGGATCAACCTTAAACTCGGAAGTGCCGAATCGTGTTGTCATGCCAACAGGACGGAACTGAGCCGCTTGTTTAGCAGCAGCAGTTTCTCTGTCAATCATTGCTTGAGCTTTTTGAGCCGCTTCACGAGATGTTTGTTGTTGAAGAAGACCTCCAGTAGTGGTTAGTCCTGTATTAATTAAAGAGCCTAACTTGCTTCCCGTCAGACCAGAAAGAACAGAGCTTGCACCACCCAAAGTAGTACCAAGACCTGACAAAGCAGTTCCAAGACCAGAGCCTGTTAAAACGCCAGTTCCTAATCCTGTGCCTGCTGTAATTCCAGCACCAGTACCAGCGGCGCCTAAACCAGCACCAACAGTAGATAGACCTAAACCACCTGAACCTGCAAGCAATCCTGTGCCACCACCCATTCCTGTTACAGAAGAGCCGCCTGTTACTGCACCAGTCAACGTACCAGCCGCCAAACCTCCAAGTTGTTCAGCAAGAGTTAACGCACCAGTAGTGCCACCAGCACCACCCAATGCCATATCGAGTTGAGTTAACTCAGATAATGTCATGCCTGTATTGCCGACAGTTCCTGCACCACCAAATAGGCTCTCAAAACCACCACCAAGACCACCAAATAACAAAGCAGAACCAAGCAAAGCCTCGCCAGCTAAGTTGTCTACTTTTTGTTGTGTGCCAGTACGTTGAAGCGTTCCGTCAGGGTTATATTGGTTATATCCACCACCCACTTGGTTCTCGCCAACTTTATAGGTTAGAACATTCTCTAAACCGCCAATTTGTTGGTCTTCACCAGAACCAGTAACTTGATACTGAGGCTGAACAATGGTGTCACCAAGAGTAATGGTTTGTCCTTGAGGAATCGTGGCCGCTACACGAGAAGCAACCTCCCCCTCTGAAATGCCAACAGCTTGGGCCATTTGAGCAGGAGAAACCCCATATTGCTCCATAGCCGCGACAATATCGGCATCACTCATGCCAGGGTTCGACGTAAGAAAATCCAGAATTTGTTGACTTGTCACGGCCATGATATTTATTCCTCTTCTTTAGGCAATTGAGCCTCTGCTTGCTCTTTAATTTTAACAATCAAAGGCCAAACTCCACTAGACGATGGTAGGTTTCCCAAAGTCTGTAGAACAAAATTAATCTCGTTAATGTCTAATTCAAATTTCATACTGAAGCCACCTGTAATGGTGAGAGGTCTTGGTCAGTCCAGAAGTCTTTAGCCAACATAATTCGCAAATGCTCTTTATTACGATCCACGCAGTCAGCCCAGTCCTCGTCAGTCATTCCCTCTGGCTTGCCAGCGTTGATGAGGTTCACGCTGTCCATTGCGGCAGAGTAGTGCTGTGCGATTTGTTCGGGGGTTAGGGTTTCAGTCATTTCAGTTTCCTTTAAAGATTAGCGGCATCAAGTCGTGCCTTAAGTTGTTCAATAATCGTTTCAAGTGTCTCTATACGAGCTTGAGCTTCTTGCAAAACGACTTCAGCTTGTAGCGTCACAACAGAATACTTCACGTTCTTTGTCGCTGTGCCGAGGTCGTTGCCATCAAAGTCACGGTCAGGGGTTTCCTCAACAACGCTAGGGCTAACTGTTTCAGCTTGTTGAGCAACAAGACCAAGCAGTTTTGTTTTTAATTCGTCAGACTTAAGTGTGTAATTTACAAACTCATATTGCTTGAACTTTTCCCAATAACTTGGGGCTTTGCCAATAACGTCTTTCAATTTCGCATCGGAAATTGCACCATAAGAGTTGTTGGTATTTGTTACGTTGCCATTTGTTGTGACATTAAATGAGAGAGTTCCATTTGAAGGTGAAGTTGCGGAATACCATCCCGTGTATAAAGAACGACCAGTGCCAGCGGCCTCACCACTACGAGAATTAACTACGTCACTTCCTGAGCCGCCTGAGTTGAAAAACGACCAATTGCCTGCCGATGTGCAAGACGCCCGTGGATTCCCATCGCCATCAGACAGAACAATGTAGTTGCTTGCAGTGCGGATGTCGAGGCCACCTTGGTTGCCTGTGTAATTGCCAAGGATTGTGTTGGATGAACCAGTCGTAACATAGAAGCCTGCGCCAGCACCCGTGGAAGTTAGGCAACTTCCGACAAAAGTATTCTGCTTGCCAGTTGTTAGGTTGTAGCCTGCTTGATATCCGATTGCTGTGTTACAAGCAGAAACATTTGCGCCCGAGTTTGCGGAGTATCCAGCCCTAAATCCTAGGAATGTATTAGCAACAGAAAGGTCACTGTACCCAGCAAATGTGCCTAGATACACGTTCTGAGTGCCAGTTGTTTGGCTGTAACCCGCCTGATAACCAACGGCGGTGTTGTAGGATGCTGTGGTGTTGGAGAACAGAGCAGAGTTGCCAAGCCCAGTGTTGTAGGAGCCGGTGGTGTTTGAGTACAAACTTGCCGAACCAACGCCTGTGTTGTTAAGACCGGTAGTTGACACCAGCAAAGAATTTGCGCCTACGGCAACGCTGTCGCCTCCAGTGGTATTTGCATTAAGGGCGCTTTGACCAACAGCTACATTTCGTGTACCTGTCGTATTGCTGTAAGCCGCCTGATAACCAACAGCAGTGTTGTTAGAGGCGGTGGTGTTGGAGCCAAGCGAATCATGCCCAACAGCCACGTTGCTAGAACCTGTGGTGTTGACCACCATCGCATTCATGCCAAAAACACTATTCAATTGACCCGTAGTGTTTGCACCTAAAGCGTTGTATCCAAATGCTTGGTTGTAATTACCTGTCGTGTTTGCATCAAGAGCAGCATAGCCAACAACCGTGTTGTAAGCCCCTGTCGTATTAGCCGCCAACGCACTAGCACCAACCGCAGTGTTGGTGGACACAGCACCTGCGCCACGGCCTACTGTTAGACCTTGGATAGAACCAGCACCAGTCACACTCAATGTGCTAGAGGCTGATAGGGTTGTGAATGAACCAGAGTCTGGCGTTGTAGCACCCACAGTCCCGTTAATGTTGATAGAGGCTGTACCTGTAAGATTAGTTACAGTACCGCTAGAAGGTGTACCTAATGCACCGCCATTAACCACAGGTGCGCCTGCTGACCCTACATTGACCGCTAGAGCCGTTGCAACACCAGTTCCTAGACCTGACACACCAGTCGAGATTGGCAAGCCTGTAGCGTTCGTTAAAGTACCGCTAGAAGGTGTACCAAGGGCAGGAGTTACAAGAGTAGGTGAGTTAGCAAAGACAAGCGCACCACTACCTGTTTCATCAGAAACGGCAGATGCCAAGTTTGCTGAACTAGGAGTTGCCAAGAAAGTAGCCACCCCCGTACCCAAACCACTTACACCAGTACTGATCGGAAGACCTGTTGCATTGGTCAAAGTAGCAGAAGCAGGAGTACCCAATGTAGGAGTAACCAAAGTTGGGCTATTGGCAAACACCAAAGCACCTGAACCAGTTTCGTCTGTTACGGCAGAAGCAAGGTTGGCACTTGAAGGCGTACCCAAGAATGTCGCTACACCAGTACCAAGACCTGAAACACCTGTTGAGATCGGCAGACCAGTCAGGTTAGTAGCCGTACCAGAAGATGGAGTTCCCAAGGCGGGAGTCACCAAAGTAGGACTGTTTGACAGAACAACAGAGCCTGTACCAGTCGAGGAAGTAACCCCCGTACCGCCATTGGCAACAGGAAGAGTGCCTGTAATGTCGGCAGTAGAGATGTCTAACTGATCCCATGAGGCATCAGTACCATTGCTCTTCAAATACTTACCAGAAGCAGATGCTTGGCTTGGCAACAAGTTATTCAAAGCGGCATTAGCTGTAGAAGCACCTGTACCACCATCAGCAATGGCTAAGTCTGTAATACCAGTAATCGAACCACCAGTAATTGCCGCAGCAGAATTATCTGTCTTCGTAGCAATCGCAGTAGCAATGTTATTGAACTCAGTGTCAATCTCAGTACCACGAACAATCTTTAGTGGATCACCAGGTGTTAGATTGTCTTTAGTAGCAAAGTTAGTACTTTTTGTGTAGTTACTCATGATATTTTCCCGTTCTTAGATTGAATTTCAATCTTCTGAATTGACAGTTGAGTGCCGTTGATAGTGGTTTCGTAACCTGTTTGAACAATCTTTCCAGAACCAGATGCGCTTACATCAAGTGTTTTGATAAGAACACCACCAGAGTATTCTGCCACGCCATACTCGGCAAGACCATACTCATAGTTTCGTTGTTCAGGGATATATGCGTTACCAGACAGATAGTTGGCAGCAAAGTCAAATCCCCACTTAATCGTTACATATTGATCTGAGCCACCAATCACAACTGTTTTGATGTGCTTGAGAATGGAAATCTGATTCTGATTGCCTAAATCTGCATGGTTTGTGAAATAAGAAAATCGGTATGTTGATGTGTTATCCAAGTAACTACCATACTTACCAATATATCCATTCTTACCAATGTACAAATCACCATTACGAAGCGAATACAGGGCTGTAGGAGTGATTGAATCCCACTTGGTTACACGAGATGCGCCATCAGGCAATTGCATCTTTGTATCAAAACAGTAAACCTGCGAGGAAACTGGGAGAGTCAATAGATAAAAAGCATTCTTCTCTGAATAAACAGACTTCAGATTGGCAAGTGTCTCTACCGCCAAAGATGAAACCAAATCAGAACGAACATTCTTAGATAGGTCACGCAAAGGCGCAGACTTCTCTTGAATAGTCCTCATCAATGAGCGAACACCTGAGTCTGACAAGAAGATGACATCTGTACCAATAGACTGAATCGAGTCTCTAGCAATACATCCAATAGAACCTACTGTGTCGCTCAATTGAAGCGTTGCTGGAGTGGTAGCCCCTTGATAAACAAGAATCTGTCGTTTGCCAAAGATGAATAAGAAGTCATTGTGAGCCGCAAGACCCATGATTTCATCAGCGCCATTAGGCCACACACGAGATACATCTAATGAGCCAGTCGTACCACCAGACCACACATGACCAGCAATCAGGTCTGAAAAGCTAATTGTGACTTTATCTGTAGATGTATTAGCAACCCATAAACGACCAAAAGCAGAGATAACGATGTTTGCAGAAGGTACAGTCCCTACATATCCTGTTTTCTCAGAAACTCTGCGATAAGTAGTAGTACTTACTGCTGGGTCGTAAATCAATGGATCGTGACCACTTTGGAAGAAATAAGCAATCCCATTTAAGGTTGCGCAATGCCAATTATTTGCAGAGATGGTAGGAGCAGTACCGCCACCACCATAGGTCAACTCAGTCACAGCATTAGAAGTGCCAAGTTTGAATAACTTACTGTTTCCTGCAAACAGAACAGTCAAAGTACCATCAGTCTGTACCAACTCGTGAATGACAGTAACATCATTAGCACCAAGGTTTCCAGATGAAGAGTTGACCAAGGTGTAACCCTTGCGAGCGCCAACACGACCATATTGGTCAATCACACAATTGTTGGCAACCAAAGCAAAGCCAGACGCCAAATCTAATGGCGAATCTTGCGTATTCAGGCCGTAAAAGCCTGGTGCGCTAATGCTTTGACTTTGTAATGGAGATGCCATTAGACTGCCTCAAAGTTAGATTCTTCAGGATAACGAGTACTCTCTGTTGCAATTGCATCAGACAACATACCCCTGAACAAAGCATAAGCCTCTGAACTAGATGTGCCACCATCCTCACCACGCTCAATCAAAGCACGAGCATAGGCACTCTGTGTCACCAAATAGTCCAAAACCTTCACACTTGTTGAATCAGAAGACAATGCCGCTTGAGGAACAATCACATCAAACAATACTGTGTATGTGCCATCAGGAATTGGGTATAAATCAATCTTTGTGTCGCCACTACCATCTACGCCATTGAAGCAGTATTCAGATGGAATTCCTTGGACAGGAGTCACAAAATTCAACTTTCGATTCATGCTCGTAAAAGGAATGTCACCCATCACAACATTGCTAGTTGTATTGAGAGCGTCCATCACACGGAACTTTTGACCAACACCAGTCAAAGCATAAGAATGTGTGCCACCAGTAGTGGTGATAGTGACTGTTTGTGAGAGGCAATTCCAAGTGTAGGAATCCTCAATTTGACGCTTGGCATCATTGACAAACTTGCCAATCAAAGCGGAATATGTTGTTTCTGAAACAGTAGAAACAGTACTCTCACGCAAACGCACAAGCACATCGTTTACAAGTTCTAAGTAGGTCATGTTCGTTGTGCCCCATGTAAGACGAATGTTGCAAGGACAGAGAAAGTGCTTCCAGATTCAGTTGTCACACGAAACTGGTCTCCCTCTTCCATCACAATGTAAGCGCCACCATCAAACTTCAAATACTCTTTAGAACCCATACTGTAGTTAGTAAGAATGTCCCATGAAGTAGATGCGCTAGCATCGTACCATTCGCAAGTAATTGTTTTGGTTGAACCTGTTGTGTTGTGCAAATACATCAGGTTAAAGAGAGCGTAATATCCCGTTGGTACTGTGTAAACAGTAGTCAGCGTTGCTGCTGTAGGTTCTATTCCAACGGATACTGGCCTCATGTATTTCCTTTGTTTAATAAGAAAGGAGGCCCATCTGGGTTGTCGCCTGACTGATTATAGATTTATTTTTTCTTTTGTGGAACTTTTTTTGTCATTACAGCTTCAGAAAGTGCTATGGCAATTGCTTGGCGACGAGAAGTAACTTTTGGGCCTTTTTTAGAGCCAGAATGAAGTTTACCAGCGCCATACTCTCGCATGACTTTGCTAATTTTTGCTTCTGCTTTAGTCTTTTTCATGTTAATCACCATTTCACTTTATTGGCCCAATATGCAGCACTCATCTTGCCTTTAGCAATATTCTCTGCGTGACGAGCCTTGAATGCTTCGTTACGCTTACTGCCATCAGGAGAGCCTTTAACGCCTTGTTGACCAAAACGGATTAGCTTTACATCCTCACCAGACTTAGCCAATACAGCATGAGACTTGGTTGGGTGATTAGGAGTCTTCTTAGGCTTGTTATAGCCTGAGAACTGCTCTGAGCCTCGCTTAATCATTTCTTTTTAGCAGTCTTAGCCGCTTGTTTAAATGCTTTTTCTGTAGGAGCGCCTTTAGAGCCTACCTTGCGCATCTTTTCGCCAGAACCAGCTTTGATTCGCTCACGCTTTGCTGCGATGTTGCTGTACAAGCCCTGTTTCATTTTTTGGCTTTCTTTGCCATGTTCTTGGCAGTACGCTCACCACGCTTTGGCATAGGTTTACCAACAGCAATCATTATTGCCAATGGCATAGCCTTCTTTTCCTTTTTAGGCATTTTGGCGCTAGTCATTTTGGTTTTTCCGTACATAAGATCACCTTACAAGTTTGGTTGCAACAAAAGAAACAATGCCGCCTACGACAGAAGCGACAGCCATACCAACGAACATACCACCTTTGGATTTGTTTGCCATCTCCAAAAGCGCTTTAATATCTTGGCGAAGTGCATGAACTTCTAACTGAAGCGCCTCAACTTGGGCTTCAAGTTTTCCGAATTCTCGTGGATCAATCTCAGACATTTTCAACTACCTTTTTAGGACGACCCATTTTCTTGGGCGGAGCTGTGAACTCCAAAGGTTTTTCTTGAGTTTCGACAACTTCTTCTGTGTCTATTCTCACATAACCTTGATGACCCTTCATTGAGTCAATGTCATGTTGATAGGTAAAAGTGACAGTCTGCCCACTTGTTAAACATCTAAAAGTTGCCATAAGAACTCCATTAAAAAGGGGGTTATTAGCCCCCTTTTATTAGACCATGCGGCCTACAACAATCTTCATTGTAGAAGATGCTAAGTCAACAGTAGAACCAGACTCATTCTGAATGCGGAACTTGACTGTGTTAGCGGCAGAAACATAACCTGTCACTGTCAAACCAACCAAGTCAACACCCAAAGATGCGCCAAGAACCATGTCACCCAAAGCAACGCCAGGTACTGTTACATCGTCTGTTTCACCAGCGCCGTCAACCAATGAACCAGCGTTCAATGTGCAAGTTACTGCCCATGTGTCGCTGAACAAGCCACGGAACTGATCGTTACCAGCGCGAACTGATACTGCGGATGCGGTTGCCATAATAAATTCCTCCTAGATTAAGAAAAAATCCCCCCACCCGTTAGGATGAGGGGAAAGTGGCAACATTAGGCTGGAACTGCCAAAGCAAATGCGCCAGAAGCGTTAGCAGCAGA